GGACTTTTTCATATCTGCACTGGTCGCACGGATCCGAAGTGTATCCGGTGCTCCGCCATGCTCAACTTCTTTAACGATGTAGCTACCTTTATAAACAAGTCCAGAATGCTGCCAACCAAGCCATGCTTGTATGACCGCACCCTTACTTGGGATTTCAAGTAATCCATCATGATCGGACAATGTTAAATCAAGCGTATCAACCTCAAAACCACGTTTGTTTTCAATACGCATTTGCCCTAAGCGATTGTTGACCTTTGATGAGATATCTACGCCATCAACAACAAGTTTATAAATAGGAACAGAACTCGCCTGCAGTACATCATCAACAACTGAATTTATTGCGGAAATAAGGGTCATAATAAGCCTATCAATTTACCTGCAGCATTACCGATTAGAGTTCCTGGCTTCTGTCCTTGTGTCAGCTTTAAACTAAACTCAATTTTTCGAGGAGTACCATCTGTAAAAAAGTAAGTTTGTGTTTCTTGCAAATCATCAATGTGATAAAGCCCAAAAACTTTACCTGTTCCTGCGATAAGCGGAAAATTTTTACCTGTATCACCCATAGCACGTAAAGCAGTGATACTCATCTGAGAGCCAAACTCCGGCACAATACTTCCTTCTAAGGTAATCGTATCTTCCCCCCTACCCACAAACTGATAGGCTGGCATTTCACCAACACGTGAATTACTTGGATGCCGCCAATTGGTACTGCGTTGTAACTGCTGGTAAACCGCAGTCGGGATACTAAACGGGAACATACCCAATATCATCATCATGTGATTTACTCCTGATCTGCCATGATTGTGCGTACACGTGACAATTTATCGCGTTGTAATCGATTAATTACTTGTTCAATTTGACGTTCAAGATCCTGAACCATTTGTCCTGGTGCAGCATGAATATGAATCGTGTAAGTGTCTCCAGCCACAGCCAATGAAGACTGACGACTTGATGTTAAATTTGGTGCGGTTTGTATTTTAGAAATAACTGGAGCAGCAATATCAATCTGATCCATAGCTGGCGATTGAGCTTTATTGGTGAACAAATTAAGAACTTGATTATATTTGTTCTTTAACTCTGGAAAGGCTTGAGTTAAACCCATGCCAATACCACCTACGATATGTCCACCTAGACCAGCCATGACTCGCGAAGGAGAACGGATATCCATTTTTTTTGTAAAAAAGCTTGGAACGTAACTGGTGACTTTACTCCAGACAGTTTTTAGTTTTGCAAAGCCTGACTTAATACCATTGATTAAACCATCGATGATATTTGCCCCAAAATTGAAGAACTTACCTACTAGCCCAGCTACAGTATTTACCAAACCTGCAAGCCATAAGCCAAAAGCCTTCCCACTATTTGTGGCACTATCGAGCTGTTGTTTTGTGGCTTGAAATGGTTGAAACAACTGGCTTACCCATTGCCATGCTGTCTTAAATGAGTTAATGAGCCAATCCCAGACAGGTTTTAAGGGAGCTAATGCGGATCCTAATGTTTGAAATAATGGAGCAAAAGCTGCACTTAAAGGTGCTATGCCTTCTGTTAGACCTTGCCAAAATCCTTGAAAAAAAGCTTTGATCGGTTGCCAGTATTTATAAATAAGAAATGCAGCGCCTGCTATACCCGTAATAATTAAGCCAATTGGGTTCATAAGCAGTGCACGACTTAAAAATAATACACTTTGAGCAGCAACTCGTGCACCTGTTGCTAAAGCAGCAAACATACCAACGGCTCCACCACTTAAAACAGACCATAAACCTAATACTGCATTTCTGAGCAATATTTTAGATGCTCCGAGTAATCCATTGGTTCTGATCGCTATAGAAGCTGCAAAAACATAATTCCTTAAGGCAACAACTGCATTTGTAGTTAGAGCTGTTGCAAATGCCCATACTCCACGTGCTGCGTTGACAAATGATGTATATAAACCGGCTCCAAATGTTTTTGTCATCATCCAAGCATTTGTTATTGCTATTTTCATGACACTAGGTAATTGTCTGAGACTTGAAATAAAGCCCTTTGGACTACTCGCTAACCAAGCTGTAGTTAAGCTAGTTCTTAAAACACCAGATAATGCAGAAACTTTAGATATCACTGATGAGAATCGGGTAGTTAATGCTATAGATGAAGTGCCTAGTCCACTAAATAGTCTAGTTAAGAGCCCTCCTTGCACACCCAATGTCGCCATCATAAGTCGCAAACTTAACATGCTTAAAATGAGTGGTGAGAAAACTAGAAGTAAGCCACCAATAGCGACTAAACCACCAGCTATCAATAACAGGCCAGTGCCTAATGCTTTTGCTAATGTCGGGTTCTGTTGCATCCAGCCTGTAAAACCTTGCATAGCATTCGATGCCATGATTAATGCTTGTGTATAGATCGGTAAAATAGTTTGGCCAAACTGTAAATATGCATCGTGAAGTTTTGCTCTTGCTTCTAATTCTTTACCAGACGTTGTTCCCTGGGCTTGCGTATTCAATTGATCAATATTGAATGCACCTTCATTCAGCTTGGCATTTTTATGAATCTGATCACGTTGCATGTACATTTGTGCAAATAGATTTGACGCAGTACGGTTACTAAAAATACTACCGATCGCATCAATGACATCACTTTCTTTAGTTATACCTTTGGCATTCAGTGCCGGCACTAAGACTTTCTCCATCCATGCGAACTGATCTTTTTTGAATAAATCAGCGCCTTTAATTGCTCCGATATCTAAATAAGATAAATCTCCAGTCTTGTTATGCTTAACTTTCGAATAGTCCCCTATTAAACCAAATTTATCGAGATTGGCAGCTGCTCGCTGTGTTGTTCTGCCCTGGTATAAATTCTGATAAGCAGACATCATAGACGTACCGACACGATGGCCACCCATTTCTTGTACTAAAGGCTCCATTTTGTAATAGAAGGCTTTGTTATCCATGCCTTTTGCAGCAATACCACCCGTTTTGATTACGTTAAGCCATTCTTCAGCTTGTACACGTCCACCTGTAGCTGTAATTACTTGTTGGATAATGTTCGCTTGTTCTTGAAATGATTCTTTGCTCTTTAAACCATTACGAATTTCAATTAATTTGATCATATAAATGAATTTTTTTTCATTTTCTACACCATGATCGCCATACATAGCTTCATTAGCAAATTTCATTTTGGCCAACGTAGGTGCAACCCATTGTGCATGGTGAACGTCACCAAAAGCAGTCACACCATCGCGCACCAGGGTTAAATTATCAAGCGTACTGGTACCGAAGGTTTTCATGGCTCTAGCGTATTGAATCGCTTCTTCTGTAGCCTTTTTGCCAAAACCGAGTGATGCAATACGGTTCTGCTCGACGTCGACATTTTTTGATTCATCGATGGGCTTACGCATGGCAAATAATGCAGCAGATCCAGTCGCTGCCATGCCTGCACCAGCCATCGCAGCAGTACGCACATTTCCTGACATTTTGTTATGCGACTGTTGGACCCGATTTAAATTTTCCAGTTTCTTTTTTTGGCTGTCGAGTGAGGTATTGGCAGTTGTAATTTTGCGTGATAAGTCGACCTGATGATCGGCTAGATTTCCTGTAGAAATACCTGTTTGTTTAAGTTCGTTGCGCAGTTCTTGAAGCTTGGTCTGGTTTTGCGTGTGAGCATCTTTAAGCTTCTTGGCTTCTTTGGTGGCTTTATCAAAATCTTTACTGAGCTTGTCCGTTGGATTAGATGCCATTTCCTGACGTAATGATTTAATGCGATCCTGAACATCTTTAAGTGCTTTTGCACTGTCTTCCGTGGCTTTTTTTTGTTTAGTAAACCCATCGATCTGTTTCTGCTGATCGTTCAGTTTTTTGATTTCGTCACGGGTTGCTTTTAATGCTTTGGAAGCAGCATTGCTGCTCCCAACCATTAACTTAAGTGCTGGACTGAGTTTATCTTGAGATCCAAACAAGACTTCAAGTTTTAACGGTTTCATTCGGCATCATTTCCATTTCGATCAATGGCTTTTTGATGCCATTGCATCAGTTGACTAAGTGACATATCGACATACGACTGCGGTGGCCAGTGAAACACCACCGCAATGTTGGCCATTGCATCGTCTACTGTTGGCGTAAGACTTCCGCACGAACTGATTTCGGTTGCAAAAAAAGCATGATTGCACCGCCGATTTGGGTGAGATCCGCGGGTTCAAGCTGATTGATTTGAGTTTTGGTTAATTCTGGTGTGCATACCCGTGGTAATACGGTGCAAATTGCTGTGACATCACCCTGTAAAAGATCAGCAATTTTTACGCCTTGTAAGGCTTGCACATTGGGTTTGCGAATTTCTAAGGTCGTAATTTCCAGCGTTCCCATTAAGACGGGTTTTTCTAAATCGACAGTTTGAATATCTGGATTAATGGCTGCAGTGTTTTCAGTTTGCTGTAAAGTTTTCATGTGTTTGCTCCAAAAAATGTATAAAAAAACCTCTGCTCATACGAAATGAACAGAGGGATGGAAACTTATAGACCAATGTTGTCGCGATGCTTTTCAAGCAGATCGACACCATTGACGATTTCTTTGCAACCAGGGATGTCAATTTCAATAACAACCTGACCGTCGATAGAAAGTTTGTAGTATGACCAAATGGTTTTAACTGTCGTTTCAGTGTCATCACCTGCTTTGGCATTTCCAAAATCGATCTCTTCATGTCGACCACGAATGACGATTTCGATCGAGGTTTCTTCGCCTGAATCATCTTTTTGGTATGAACCTGCAAAGCGCAAGCCAAGAGCACCAATAGTTTTTGCACCAAATTGTTTTAATACCAGTGGGTCGATACCGCCCAACTTCCAAGTCATTTCGATAGCATCATCACTGAGACCGAAATCGACCTTAACGTTGCCGTTCATGCCACCGCCACGCCAGTTTTCAAACTTGCGACCGAGTTTAGGCAAGGTTACTTCACCCGTTTGGCCAAGATATGAATTCCCTTCATTGTAAAGGTTCATCAGTTTTAATTTTTTTGGTAGAGCCATGATCTTGTCCTTATCCTGCTGTTACACGCGACGCAAAGTCGACCAAGTAACGGTCTGTAATTCGTTGGCGTAATACTAGGTTTTCAAGTGGTGGAACTGGTGTGTAGTCATAGTCGATGTAAAACTTACCTGACTTAATGACTTCTTTTGTATTAATGGCAGGATCTAACCAACATTCACCGCCCAGCAAATAATTGCTTTGAGTCATTTCACGCATTTTTGCATTAATGCCTTCAACAATATCTCGGGCAAGACCTGGTGTAAGTGCTAAATCGGCAGCCCACATATGCCCTTCGGCCATAGTATCGGCAAGGATTTGCGCAGTTCGCGTATAGTTTTCAAAAGCGAATAAAGGATCCTCAGAACAAGTTCGTGACCCCCAAAAACGGAAACCATCGCGCTGGATTAGAGTGGTGATGTCGTTCTGGTTGAGATAACCTGCATCAGTGTCGGGATCTTGCAACTGCCAATAGACATCTTTACTAATGCCTGTCACACCATTAACTGCAACGTTAGACAGTGTTTTATGCCAACCTGTTTCATTATCAATTTTTGCACGTAAGCCAAGTGCTCGAGCAGTTGCATCAAAAGTTGATAAAGAATTTGTCGCGGTATCAAAGCCAAGAAAGTCTGGCCATAGCACCATTGCTTCACGTGCACCAAAAGTTTGGCGGTATGCTTGAGCTTCTTCTTTGGTTTCACAG